AAACTTTAAAAACTTTCTCACACATTTGTTAGGGAAAACAGACAAGCATGGTAATCCATATACAAAAATAGACGGAAAAAAATATTTAATAAACCCAACAAAAAATATTACAGTGTACGGAACACATGGACATCCAGCATATATAAGGTACCCACATTTGAAACCGCAACCAACAGATGCACAATATACAGAATGGAAAGAATGGTTTGCTTGGAAACCTGTAAAAACTATGACCGGTGAAAAGGTTTGGTTTAAAACTATCTATAGAAGACGTAGAACCGTACCCTGGAGTCCACCTAATTTTCCAGTAGATGCTTTAAATCAAATACAATATGCGGAATGGGAAACAATATTAAATTTAAAAATGAGGAATTAAAATGTATCAATTTACAAGTGAAAGTGTTAGCAAAGGTCATCCAGACAAAGTAGCAGACTTAATTTCTGATGCTGTAGCAACATATCTTATAGATAAAAATATTAACCACAGAGCGGCTGTCGAAACTCTAGTAACAACTAATATGGTCATGCTTGCAGGTGAATATAAGAGTGACAAGTTTGATCGAGTTGCTATTAATAGAATTGTTAGAAAAGTTGTAAAAGACATTGGCTATGAGCAAGAAGGATTTCATTGGGAGGCTTTAAATATTTATAACGAGTTGCACGGGCAATCACCTGACATTGCACTTGGCACTGATAACTTAGGTGCAGGTGATCAAGGTATTATGTTTGGATATGCTTGTAACGAAACCCCTTCTTTTATGCCAAGTGCAATTTATTATAGTCATGAAATTTTAAGATCCTTAGACGAAGCAAGAAACGAAATTAACTGGTTAGGCCCAGACAGTAAATCGCAGGTCACTATGACTTACGAAAATGTAGGGGTTCCGTTATCTATACCAAAAGTTGTTTGCAGTACACAGCACAGTGAAGATGTATCAATTGAAAAAATCAGAGAAACAGTTAGACAAGTTATTAATGATACTGTGCCTGGAAATTTTAACAACACAGAGTTTTTAATTAACCCTACAGGCAGATTTGTAATTGGAGGACCAGATGGAGATACTGGACTTACTGGACGTAAAATTATTGTTGATACTTATGGCGGGTATGCTCCACATGGTGGGGGTGCATTTAGCGGTAAAGACTGTACTAAAGTGGACAGATCAGCCGCATATATGGCTCGCTATTTGGCAAAGAACATTGTAGGAAATGGCAAAGCAAATAATGCTACAGTTCAATTAAGTTATGCTATTGGTGTTAAACAACCGACAAGTGTATATGTATATGCAGATGGCAAAGTAAGAAAAGACATTTCCGATTGGTTTAAAGAAAACATAGACCTTACCCCAAAAGGTATAATTCAAAAATTTAATTTGTTTGATTTAGATTTAACACAAACTACAAATTACGGCCATTTTGGCAAAAGCGAATTACCATGGGAAAAAATAGAGAGCTGGAATGAATTTTAAAAATAATATCAGAACAATACCAAATTTTCCTATACCTGGAATACAATATAGAGATATAACCAGTCTGCTAGAAGATCCTTCTTCTTTTAAAAGCGTAATGCTGTCTCTGTGTTTTGAAGCACACAAATTTAATCCTGATGTAATTGTTGGTATTGAAAGTAGAGGTTTTATTTTTGGTACACCATTAGCAGAAAAATTTTATTTGCCATTTGTGCCTGCAAGAAAACCAGGAAAGTTACCCAATGAAACAGTCAGCAAAAGTTTTGATTTAGAATATGGGTCAACAGAATTACACATACAAAAAATATCGCCCATACAAGGCAATATTACCATTGTAGATGATCTTATTGCTACCGGTGGCACAGCACTAGCATGTGCAGATCTAATTCACGAACACTGGAACATCTCCAAAGAAAATATTCAAATTCTGGCAGTAATAGACTTGCCCGATTTAGGAGGAAGTGCTATAATAAAGGATAACGGATATAACGTTAAAACTTTAATTGAATTTGAGGGTGAATAATGGCTAAACAGCCACAGATACCACTAAAAGATGTAATGGCGGCTATTGACAAAAAAGATAGATCGTTTTACAGTCGCCTTAATGATGAACAGAAAAAAGCATTTAGTGCATGGATGATGATGCGTTATTGTAGCAGTGTACAAGGTAGAGATGCCGCAAATTATATCTACATGACTAATGAGCTCGTTAATCATCAATTTATGGAAGTTAGCAAGCACCCAGAATTACAATGGCTTTTACTCAGTGCATGTGGTGTAGGAAAAGTACAATTTCATCCTTATTTAAAACCGCCAAATTCAAAAAAGAAAAAGAATAAAGTTTTCGAATTCATATATAGTATTTTCCCGCATATGAAAAACGAAGATATAAACGAACTTATTAACATAAACACTACCGAAGAATTAAAAGAATTAGCAGAAGCACACGGATATGACGACAAATCAATCAAAGATATCTTTGGAAAATAATACTTGCAAATGGTGCGAAAAAACTTTTGCAAGTGAGCGTACCCTTGCGGCTCATATGTGTGTTAAAAAACGTAGATGGGCTGATAAAGATCTAACTCATATAAGATTAGGTTTTAGAGTATTCCAGATGTTTTACGAGTTGAACACAACTGCAAGCAAGACAAAGACCATTGAGGATTTTATCAGAAGTCAGTATTATGAAGGATTTACTAAATTTGGTAGAAGTTGTTTAGTAAATGAATATTTAAAACCAGAGCAATTTGCAGAATGGTTAATAAAGAACGGTAAAAAATTAGCAGACTGGAGCAAAGATAAACTATACGACGAGTATCTTTTAGAATATGTAAAAAAAGAACCTGGTATGAAAGCATTAGAGCGTAGCATAATTTATTTGAATGCGTGGTCAGAAGAAACTGATAATAATTGGAATGAATACTTTACTAAAGTAACAGCACCAAGAGCAGTCCATGATTTAAGAAGTGCCAAAATAAGTCCTTGGTTATTATATCTAAGCGAAACGGGGGATCAATTATTAGAAAAATTTAGTGATGAACAAGTAAAAATGATTCAACAAATTATTGATGCAACATTTTGGATGAAGGTGTTTGCACAAAATAAAGAAGAAGTAAAAGAAATAAAAAACACATGCAAGGTAGCAAATTTATGAACGTAAAAATAATTAGTCACAGTCAAGCACCGTTTAACGACAGTATGCATAAAGCATCAGCATTAGACTTAGTAGCATATTGTGCTAGAGTAAGCAACCCGGACAATCAAAACAACACGGAAACAAGTGAGAAACTAGTAAAGTATTTGATGAAGCACAAACATTGGAGCCCACTTGAAATGGTGAGTGCATGTTTGGAGATTGAAACAACCAGAGACATTGCTAGACAGATTCTAAGACACAGAAGTTTTAGTTTCCAAGAGTTCAGTCAACGTTATGCAGATCCTACAAAAGATTTGGATTTTGAATTGCGTGATGCTAGATTACAAGATCCTAAGAATCGTCAAAACAGTATCGCACTTGATATGACTGATGAATACGAAGGTGGCTTACAAGATCGTTGGTTCCAAATGCAACAACGTGTTATAGACGAAGCCAAGATTGCTTACAAGTGGGCTATCGATAATGGCATTGCTAAAGAGCAGGCCAGAGCAGTATTACCTGAAGGAAACACTATAAGCCGCTTGTATGTGAATGGTACGTTGCGTAGTTGGATACACTATATCGAATTACGTGGTGCTAATGGTACACAAAAAGAGCATATTGATATTGCTCATGCAGTAGCAAATGTTATAGCAAACATATTTCCACTTGCAGAGGAATTTAAAGGTAAAGAAATATGAAAAAACGTGAAGAAATGTTAGTTATTACTATGGAAGAATGTGGCGAGCTAATTCAAGCATGCAGTAAAATGATTCGTAGTAAAGGCAAAACAAAGTATTTGCGTAATTTACAAGATGAAATTGGTGACGTTATGACCATGATTGAGATAATGAAAATGAGTGGTCTCGTCACCAATGAACAAATCACAGATAGAATGAAAGAGAAAAAAGAAAAATTAATGAAATGGAGCATGTTGTTTAGCGATGAAGATTGACTTTGATGTAGACATTGATATGGCTAACCGAGATGACTTTCTCAAGTTAGTTAATGTCACACCTGCAAGTATTGAAAAAGATGGTAAATTTACCAAACACAATACTGGTGTTTATTTTCAAAACATTCCAAAGTTTCCACTTGAAGGCTACAGCACAATAGATCACAAACAAGCAGAAAATGAAGGCTGGTTCAAAGTAGATGTACTGAATAACAGTGTGTATGCTGATATCAAAGATGAAACTCATTTAAATAAATTGCTAGAAACAGAACCAATGTGGGAATTGCTTGAACACAAAGAAGTAGTAGAGCAATTATTTCATATAAACAATCATTTTGATATTGTACATAAACATAAACCTAAAACAGTTGAACAATTAGCAATGATACTTGCAATGATAAGACCAGGTAAAAGACATTTGGTTGGAAAGGATTGGAAGGATATTGAAAAAGATGTTTGGGTAAAAACCGATGAGTACTTTTTTAAGAAGAGTCATGCTATTGCTTATGCATTAACTATTGTGGTACAACTTAATCTAATTGTAGAAAAAACTGGTTAGTCAATTTTTTTAACTAACTGTATGCCTTTACGTTTGATTCTTTTTTTGAGTAAATTTTGTAAAGTAGTCATTGGACCGAATAAATGTTCGACATCTTTAAAAATAAATGTTCTTAAAAACGGTGCATACATTTTCATTTCATGATGTAAAAACACATCTATTGGTATTTGTCTGTTTGATTCCCACCACCAAGTTTCACCTAATTTAACAAATTCTTTTCTAAGTTCGGTTGTTGGTATTTTTTCTAAATCATAAAAAGTTATGATTTGGTTATCGTAGTTTACAACTATACCAATATACTCATTTTCTGAATAGGTGAGCCCTGTTAAAAATGGAAATTTATCTTTATAGTCCTCGAGCATAAAGTTATTTACCACATAGACAGATAAATACATGTACAGAAAGAGTTAAATATATGAGTAATGGCGATCACAGATTATACTTATACGAAAATCAAGTGGAACTTGTGGTTACCACTGACGCAATCTATGTGGATAACAGACCTATGAACAATAAAAAATTAGTAGCCCATAAAGGACTTAACAACGAAATAATATTTAATATTAGAAATAGAGATAGAAAATTGCAAAATGTTTTTAGTGATTCTCTGGTAGCATATCTTGTAAATCCTTATACAAGAAAACGTTTGCTTACAAAACGATTAGAAAATACGTCTGAAGTAGGCATAGTTAAATTAACTTTAGCAAAGGGCGATTTACAAAATATTAGTTCAGGGTTACACAAAGTTTATATTACTAGAACAACCCAAGAAAATGAAGATTTACCTTTATTTTCTAGTCAAAATAATGATGTAAACTTTGATATAGAAATTACGGACGAAGCATTTGTAGAGCCGGTTCCAACACAAGAAACAACTGTGATAACACAGATGGCTAACACTGCCTTAGGTGCAAGTGCAAATATTTTTGTTAGCGATGCAATGTACGGTAATTTAGATAGAAATTTTCATAACGCACAACACAGCATAGGTATGTATGTTTCTACATTCACAGGAAATTTAAAAATACAAGCAAGTTGTCTTTCTGGAGTACCAGATACAGATCCTAGTAGTCACGACTGGTTTGACATATCAAATATTTCGACCACTAGTGCAAGTAACATTATTCATAGCACATTTATTGTAAATG